AACTACTTATATGAGCCTTGAATGTTGGACGGGGATACACTTCCATTATGCCAGACAATTGCTTCTTGGCTGCGCCACGCGCATACTTGTCTTTTAGTGCCGTAATCTCACGAATATAATCCACTACCCACGGCGAACCTTTAATAAATTCATCCCCATTAATATATAAAAGTTGAGCAGGAATATTATTATCGGGTTTTCTCTTGTATTCTTTTCCAGTAAAGAAGATGATATAGTAGATATCGGTACACGGACAAGTATCATTGAAATATACTACTTGATTGTCCGTCTTCTTAATTTCCAGGTTCAATCCAATCCCTCCAACATTTCGAAAATCACGGCTTTGCTGGGATCCCGCTTCCTCAAAACTCAACCCCATACTAATCAACACATCACGAATTTTTTCAATTACAATACGCTCACTAACCTGGGTATTTCCTTTTTCAGTCTTGGTGGACTTGATGAAATTTTCCCCTACGTGACTATCGATCTCATTGGTAATACGGTTAAATAAAGCTTGGTGTTGAGAATTCATTTTTTGTCTTGTGTTATGTGTTATCTGTGTACATTTAATATTAATTCAATTTATTTTCAATTTTTATTATATTCATTTTCACCCAAAATAATAAAAAAAATGGTTTAGAATATTCGCTTTTATTTGTATATTACACCCAACTAAAAATGAACGTAACAAATACCGATTTACTCAATAATAGAAATAAATATTCAATTGAAATTCTAGAACAGAATATTGTGAAAAATCATCTTGATGAAAAAATACTTTTGGCAACCCAAAAACTCACTCCAGAATTTTGCGTCAAATATATATTAGATTTAGATATTGAAGGAGGTGGGGAAGAGTCATATATATTTGATATATGTTACATATTAGAATTCCAAAAACATATTACAGAAAAAGAATTGAGAGATTTGATAAATTAATCTGAAGATTTTTATTTTTATGCAAATTCTGGGTTCCATACTTTATAACCATTACATATATTTTGTATATGAATATTAGTAATTTGTTTCGAAGTCGTTAGAGAGGAGTGTTCAAAATCAATTATTCCCACTTTTCCATTACAATCTTCTATAAAATTATAACCCGTTAAATCTGGATATTTTATATTATATAATACTAGAGTACGCACTATTCTAACGACTTGGTCAAATAATTTATCCGGTACATAAGTAGCATTTTCTCCATAATGATCCGACAAATTATGTTTTCCAATTTTATACATTACCATTATTTTACTTTTATCATTATATTCTACAATTTCTGGTACATTTACTATATCTAATTCATATACATATTTTTGCATAAAATATTCACGATGATTTACATTATGTTTTACATAATAGGTATCTGGATTAGCTATATATTTTTCCATTTTACTATAAATAAAAAATAGTTATATTTTTATATCAGTTTTATTATATTCGTAAATTGCCGTTATTTGAAATAATATTAAATCTTCAATAGTGTATAGATGAGTGATCAATATTTAACGAAACAAATTATAACGTATATGGGAAATAAACGTAAATTGTTGCATAAAATAAGTGAAATAGTTGATACGCTTGAAAAAAAGGAAAAAAGGAAACTAACTATTGGTGATGGGTTTTCTGGGTCTGGTGTTGTATCACGCCTATTTAAACAAAAGGCGTCAAAATTATATTCCAACGATATTGCAGGATATAGTCAAACATTAAATAAATGTTTTTTATCAAATTTATGCGATGACGAATTAAATGAATTGGAAAAATATATTCAAACTGCTAACAAACACGCTGAAAAAAAACCAAAAAAATATTCTCACCCATTTGTGAGTAAACATTGGGCACCAAACAATGAAGAAATCGCAAAAGATGAACGTGCATATTTTACTTGTGAAAATGGAAAACGCATTGATGTGTTAAGAAACTATATTGAAACAGTTCCCGAAAAATATAAACCTTTTTTGTTAGCATCATTGTTGGTAAAATCATCCGTCCATAATAATACAAATGGACAATTTTCCGCATTTTATAAGAATGGAGATATTGGACAATATGGAGGCAAACATAATATTGATGTTAAACGAATAACGGAACCAATCATATTGGAAATGCCAGTATTAGAGCAAAACAAATGTAAAGTAAATGTTGATAAAATGGATACAAATGAATGGGTTAAAAAAATACCAGAATTAGACCTCGTTTATTACGACCCACCATATAATAAACACCCGTATAACATATATTATTTTTTACTTGATATTATAAATAATTGGAATACGAAAGAGGAAATACCTGATACAAATAGAGGTCAACCTAAGAATTGGGAGAAATCTGTATATAATAGTAGTCGTCACGCAGAAAACGCGTTGAAAGATTTAATAACAAACACGAACGCAAAATACATATTATTCTCATATAATAATGGTGGAATAATTGACCTGGAAAAGTTGGATAAAATTTTAAATAGTTTTGGCGTTGTTGAAAAAATTCCGGTAGAACATAAAACATATAATCGTTTAAAAGGAATAAGCGAATATAAACGAAAGGTAGAAAAAGAGAAAATTAAAGAATATTTTTGGTTGTTGCATAAAGATATATAATTATTTGCGTAATTGAAAATATATATATAATATCAAAATTATATATATATAATATGCTGAATACTACACGATTAAATAATAATCAAACATTAAATAATGATGATATCTCTGGCAATGAGCAAAATACATCTAATACAAATATACAAATAGCAAGCAATTTACAAAATGTGTTTGCTAATATAAGTGAAAAAACACCAATTAGTATTCCATTTGAGGGTGTTAATGATGGAGGGGGTGATGGGGATGGTGATGACGATGATGATAATAAAAGTGATATAACTAAAAGTAATGGGTCATTACGATTACCAATCGATAACAATTCGTGGTTTGACCAAAAGGAATATATAGTTTTTTCAAATCAATTAGCTGGGTTAAGAAAAAATAATACTTTTGTATTAAAAGAATGCAAAGAAAATAAACGTCTATTGGATTTAAAATATGCTGATTTAAATGATAACGTAAATAATATACAAACATCGGTTATTTTTTTTTCAACCATTTCTGGATTTATGCAAGCAACGCGTATTCAATTTGGAATGAGTGACCTTATAATTTCTGTAGTATCTATAGCAATTTCTACCTATATAACTTTACTCCTATCAATATCTAAATATTATAAATTAGATGAACTTAGGGAACAAATTCAAAATTTAAGATCAAAATATTCCGTATTACATAATAAAATAGAATATCGTATGGATGTTCTAGGCCCATGGAATTCAAAAAAATTATGGATACACGCTAGTGCAGAAAAGAAACTACAAGAATGGAAATTAATACACGATTATATGGAAAAGGATTATAATGAATTAATAAAAACAAAACAATCACTTTGTTCTGAATTTGAAATCATAATGGACACTAAATCACGTAATAAATATTTTATTAAAAACAAAGAATTAAATTATACTAATAGAGAAAAAATACATCATTGGAATAAGAAGGAAAACACACTGGAACAACGAATTATAACTGACGTGACTAAACCAGTTAGAAGAAGTTCTATAATTCTACAACACGAAGAACTAGATAACTGGGATGACGATGACAGTGTTGTTTGAAATGAAAAATAACTTAACGACGACCGCGGTTGGATTTTCTGCGAACCTTTTTGGTTTTATACTTTCTTGTTTTATTGGGTTTTCCTTTTCTTGACTTCTTGCTTTTTCGGTTGCGACGCGTCTTGCGTTTGCCACCGCCTAATATTTGTTTATATATAGGTTTATTAAATACTCTCTTGTCTTCTCCATTGACATTAATGATATGCACAATATCGTCATCCGTGTAACTCCCAATCTGCGCCCCAGACTGACCAGTTGGTATCATTTCAGTCCTTACATATGTTCCCATTATGAAATTTTTATCATTTGTATTTTCTTTATAATAGACTTCCTCACCTTTATTCAGTGTTGTGTGGTCTTCCACCTTTATCTTGCCTTTTTCTTGTGTTGTATTTCCAAAGCTAATCGCGCTTTTCCCATTTGCACTGGCATTATTGGCACCATCTACCCCGTCCGTTTGACAAGGAAGTTCTACAAAACAAGTTGTTCCTTCCTCAGTACGCTGAATATCGCCTTTTTCAAATTTCTCAATGCCACGAGGTCCATTACGATATCCCCATCTCTCTGTGGATTTCCATTTACCTAAATATTGTATAGGGTTTGTAGTATAGAATATTTTATTAGTGTCACTTCCAGTGGTTGTAGTGGATAACGCAAATCCATAACATTTATTCTTATCAAAATCCTCCAAACGAAATACTTTGGTTTCGGGTTCGGACATATATATAAATATATATTATTATTATTATTTAACTTTTATCAATCACTACAATAGTATAATTCAATATATGTTTTGAATGTAAATTATACATATGTATACAAGACTGTAGATGTTTCATAATGTTTTCATTTTGAATATTCCCATTATCTATTTTTTTTTGAGCTTTACATTTTGAATATTCCATACCCGGTAATATGTGATTAGTAACATCATACGCGTTAAAGTTATCTGTAATATTTTCAATATTTTTTATATTGATGAAACTTGGGATTGCCATTCCTACTTTAATTTCATCAATTGTACGATTATCTAAATCATCACAAACTACATTATCATCCAAATTTTCAAAATAATCGAAAATGATAAGTTTACCATTATTATTCAACATAGATAATGCAATTTTGATAGTTGTTTCTTTACAATCAGAATGACAAATACTTTCTATAAAATATATAATATCATATTTAATAGGGTGATTTTGATTATTTTGTATATCGAAATCATCATTATTAAAATTACCATATAATACTTTGGTACGGTTAGCAGTATCTAGGTATAATAATTCATTCGTACATTTTATTTGTGCATTTGTAAGCGTTATTCCATAAATATTACTATTTATAAAATATCGAGATAAATCTAACATTGTGCCACCGTAACCACACCCGGCATCTAACATAATAAGTTTATCGTCATATTTTTTATCAATTATTTCAATAAGTTTATTATTGAGTTGTTTTTTGCTCTTATCGTATTCACTTTGTGTATTGTTTATATTATTCCTGCTGGGGTCTGAATAAAACCCATAATGACAAGCGTGGGATATACTATTATGCCCATCTAAAAATCGTTCATCCCAACAATCATTATAATAATTTAACACTGCCGACAAGTCAACATCCATTTATAATTTTAACAGATTAAAAAATGATTTATTAAACTGCAAATGAAATAAAATTGAAATAAAAAAAACATAATTATTTGTATTTATAAAATTAGTTAAATAATGGGACAAGTTAATTCAATGCAAGTTGGTGTTGGTGTTGGTGATACGAATAATTTGGACAAGAAGATGAATGAACAAAAGGTATTAGACGATATGATTGACGATACGATTTCTTTAATTAAATCGGAACAGAATTTGTTACGACAAGAAATTGGTGGTGAAGTTAATAGTGAAAATCAACGTATCTTCATGTGCTGTCATTGTAAAAAGTTACTGAGGCAAGACAGTGACGAACACTATGATTGTATTACAGATATCGATGGTGATTCCAATGTCACGAATTGGTATTGCGGCGACTGTCACGAATTTTGCAATTTTGGTGCTGATGATACAATAGAAGAAGTATCACCTGAATACAGCAGTATCAATATATCTACACCCGATGAACGTGACAATAGTATTTGCGATGATGATAACTATTTGACTGAACGCGTTGGGCAAGAAGCTATTGATAAATGGAGAGAAGAATTTATTAAACGTATTATTGTGGAGGTTGAATGCGTGACACAAGAAAAAAGTAGTAATACAATATTTCCATTTATGGAAATATCACAATCAATTGAAGAGAAAGAAGAAGCATCGCTATGTCGTGATGAATTCTTAAATAAAAAAGATGAACGAATATGTATGATTGGTGTATCTATGGATAGGTACAGTTCGAAACAGCAATATATGTACAGACATGTTGATGGTGAAATTTATACATTTTGGTTGAAAAACGATGATATTATCTTAATGAAAAAGTATATTCCAGTTGATGAGTGTCAATTTGATGAGTTTGAGGAGTTTGATGAGTGTCAATTTGATGAATGGAAACCCACCGAAGGAATTGGTGGTCGTCAATTAACGATAGATTGTGGTGTCTCTGGTGCGGGACGGGAACCCGCCGAAGGAATTGGTGGACGAAGTATGCTCTAGTGAAAATTATAATTTAAGTAATGCTAAAACATAAAAAAATAATTACATTGTTTTTTTCTTTTACACTTTTATTTTTTACGCTTATTCTAAATAGTCACCATAATCTGTTTCATCATAGTCGATATTATTTTGTTTATCAAATTCTTCACAATAATTTTCATATTCAATTAATCTATTTTGTTCCATTGCAAAAGCATCAAGATCACCAGTTTCATCATAGTATTTTTCCGACGCAATTTTACTTCGTTGATAATCAAGTTGACAATTTTGTATATATTCATTATAATCTTTCTGTAATTCGAAATCTGTAATTTTTTCCATTTCATCTGTGACATAAGTTTCTTCTCTTGTGGAGTACCAATCTTTATTATTCCTGCTATATTTAAAGTCACCACGTGGTAAAACAAATGTTCCTTGTCTTAGTTTTTCACTTATAGAATGTTTGCTATAATTATAATATGGGGTTTTATTTACATTTTTTATAAATAATGGTCCAATCCAATATGGGCCATTCCAAAATTTGGGGTTTTTTGGATCGATTAATCCAGATTCCTCATTTTTTTTTGCCTCTATTATTTCTTTCCATTTAGAAGTAATAATTTGTGGTTCTGTATCTGTTGTATTATCATTATGTTGGATAATTACGGGTTTATTTTGCAACTGTTCTTGTTCTTGTTTTTGTCTATTTCTATGTTGTTGTGACTCAAATGAAACTCCACGTGTGATTTGATTATTATTATAATTATTATTTCTATTATTATTATTATTATTATTATTATAATTATTATTATAATTATTATTACCTTTATTTCTAGGTTGTGACTCAAATGAAACTCTACGGGTGATTTGATTATTATTAACATTAGTCACGCCGTGCTGTCTTTTTACCCCTCTTTCTTTATTAGTAGTATTATTTGTTTCACGCTTAATTTCGCTCAATTTTGCACCTCTCTTCCATTCACTCATTGTGTAATAGATTAATAATTTAATTTAACGTATAAATACATTATACAACTTATTTTCAATTTTATTTAAATATGAATGGATATAGATATAAACATAAATTTTCTTTAATTATTATATAAATGGATAACGATGAGATGAATGTCATTAAACGTGATGGGAGTAAAGTAGAAATGTCATTTGATAAAATTTTACATAGAATTAAACGCATAGGTGAAGAAGAAAATATCAAAATAAACTTTTCTGCATTAGTTATGAAAATATTTGACCAACTTCATAATGATATATCAACCACCCAAATAGATGAGTTAATGGCAGAACAATGCGCATCGCAATCAACATTGCATACTGACTATGGGATTTTAGCTAGTCGGCTAATAGTTTCAAATTATCATAAAAATACAGAACCTTTATTCTCAAATGTAATGAACCAATTATATAATTTTAATGATGTTAATGGTGTAAGTGTTCCAATGATAAATGATAAAGTACACAATATTATTTTAGAACACGGGGAAGTATTAGATAAAATGATAGACCATACACGAGATAATTTATTAGATTACTTTGGTTTTAAAACATTAGAACGAGCATATTTATTTAAAATAAATAAGAAGTCTGTTGAACGCCCACAGCATATGTGGTTACGCGTCGCGCTAGCAATTCACGGTGAAAATTTTGACGATGTTAAAGAAACATATGATTTGATGAGCCAGAAATATTTTACTCACGCAACACCAACGTTATACAATGCTGGTACACCCCGTTCTCAATTAAGTTCTTGCTATTTAATTGCAATGGAAGATGACTCAATCGATGGTATTTATAATACGTTAAAAGATTGCGCAAACATTTCAAAATACGCTGGTGGAATAGGTCTTCATATTCACAATGTAAGAGCAGCTGGAAGTCATATTCGTGGTACAAATGGAACATCAAATGGTGTTGTTCCAATGCTACGGGTATTCAATAACACTGCGCGCTATGTTGATCAGGGCGGCGGAAAACGCAACGGAAGTTTTGCAATATATTTAGAACCTTGGCACGCCGATTTATATAATTTCTTAGATATGCGTAGAAATCAAGGTGATGAAGAAATGAAAGGTAGGGATTTATTTTACGCTTTATGGATACCCGATTTATTTATGAAACGAATACAGGAAGATGGATATTGGACTTTTATGTGTCCAGACGAATGTCCTGGGTTGTCAGATGTTTATGGTGATGAATTTGAGAAGTTATATATAAAATATGAGAATGAACAAAAAGGTAGGCACCGAATTCTGGCAAGAGAAGTATGGTTTCGCGTGTTAGATAGTCAAATGGAAACAGGCACCCCATATTTATTATATAAAGATGCTTGTAATTCGAAATCAAACCAAAAAAATCTGGGAACAATAAAAAGCAGTAATCTATGTACAGAAATTGTGGAATATAGTGATGCGAATGAAACCGCCGTATGTAATTTAGCAAGTATTGGATTGAGTGCGTTTGTAGATAATAAAACAAAAGAATTTGATTATATTAAATTACATTACATTACAAAGGTAATTACTAAAAATTTAAATAATGTAATTGATATTAATTTTTATCCAACTGATAAAACGAAGGAAAGTAATCTTAAACATAGACCAATTGGAATAGGTGTTCAAGGTTTGGCAGATGTATTTGCATTAATGGATATTTGCTTTGATAGCGAAGAAGCGTGCGAAGTGAATAAACAAATATTTGAAACAATATATCACGGAGCATTGGAATGTTCTTGTGAACTTGCGTGCGTAGATGGCGCTTATGCAAGTTTTAATGGTTCACCAGCATCAGAAGGAATTCTACAATTTGATATGTGGAATGTGCAACCAAGCAGTAGATATGACTGGGATAATTTAAAAACAAAAATAAAAGAATGCGGTTTACGGAATTCATTACTACTTGCACCAATGCCAACAGCATCAACCGCGCAAATATTGGGAAATAATGAATGTTTTGAACCATTTACAAGTAATATATACAGTAGGAGAACATTAGCTGGAGAATTTATGATTGTAAATAAACATTTAATGCGCGATTTAATAGATTTAAAATTATGGAATGAAAGTGTAAAAAATAATATAATTGCGAATAAAGGAAGTGTTCAACAAATATTGCATATACCGGAACATATTAGAAATAAATACAAGATTGTATGGGAAATATCAATGAAACAGGTAATCAATATGGCGCGTGATAGGGGTGCGTTTATCTGTCAAAGTCAGAGTATGAATTTATGGCAAGAAGACCCAACTTATTCGAGTTTAACATCAATGCATTTCTACGCTTGGAAACAAGGGTTGAAAACAGGAATGTATTATTTACGTAGAAAGGCAAAACATCAAGCTCAGCAATTTACAATCGAACCATCGAAAACGAATTCAAATGAAAATGAAAATGAAAATGAAATATGTGAAATGTGTTCGGGTTAAAATGGTATAAATAGTAGCTACTTAATAATAGTATATATATGGAAATAAATGAGATTGTGGTAAATGATAATAATATAACAAATGATAATAATATAACAAATGATAATAATATAACAAATGACGCGGAAAGAAATGTGAAATTACGATTTTTACGCGATAGAATAGAAAAGAACGATACATTACATCATAAAGAAATATTGCGCATATTTAAAGATAATAATTGTAATATTAGTTCAAATCGCAATGGTTCATTCATAAATTTAAGCATTATAGATGAAGTAACATTAGAAAAAATAAATAAATATTTAGAACATGTAAAACATCAAGAATTTGAGTTGAAAGAAAAAATAGACGCACAGGAATATGAGAAACTAATACTTAAGAATGACATATAAACATATATTACATATTATATATAATGTCGCATACAGCAAATAATAAAATAGAAAACAATTATTTGGGGTCAATGCAAAAATTTATGCTTTCACCCAGGAATATGATGAATATTACAAACAACCTAAAAAAGAATTTTTATAAACCACCAGTGGTAGAAAAGAAAAAAGCAAAGGTATCAAATTTAGTGAGACAAAAGATGTTTATTCCTAGCAAAAAAGATACATTATTTTGGATATTTTATATTTTGAAAAATGGGTTTGATAAATATAATTTAATAGGGAGCAATGAATATGTTTATGAAAAGGAAATAAAAGTGAAATACATTGAAAAAATACGAGAAAACAAAAAGCAACTTCGCCAAAATAATTTTAATAAATTAAGCACTTGCGAGAATGAATTGATAAATGAAGATTTTATTACATTAAAAACATTCCAAGTATTATGTGCGCTGGAAAAAATTCCTTATTGTTTTATAAATGCAAATATTATTTATAGTGATGAATTTACCGAATTAGAAAGTGAAGAAATATTGCCCGAAGATAATGATAAATATAAAAACGTGAATGTCATTCATAAAACAAATATTAATAATTATGCTTTAGAAATAGATGGTTATACAATGATCGGTAATTATATAAAAACTAAATATAAAATAGAAAATTTAGAAAAACCAATTAAATCCATCGGTAATTATAAGGTTGATGATTTGAAACAAATAATGAAATATTTTAAGTTACCTGTGGTGGGTGAAAATGGAAAGGGTTTAACAAAACAAAAATTGTATGATATAATATTCAATATTTTACATATTTGAGTATTTAAATTATTTTATATAAAAAATTGAAAATATATAAAATAAAGACGTTTATAATATATATAGAAAATGTTAAAAGAGCAACATGAAATGGAAGAACGGAAGAGTTCTTCATTAGATTTATTGACAGAAGAATACGTTGGATATAAACAGTCTTCTGAACGCAATGAAATTCAAAAAGAATTAGAAGTACGATTTGGTAATCGCGGACAGATAATAAAACGCAATGAATTTGAAAATGTAATTAAAAAATTGCAAAATTGTGGTTATACAAATGCAAATCCAGAAGGGATACATATGTTAAGAATTATGTTGAAATATGATAAAGAAGATAGTTCTGTTACAAATATTCGTTCTGAAATACCGAATATAGAAAACATACAGAATTATTGTAAAACAAACAGATTGAATACCGAAACAACATCATTTCAAAAGAAACTGAATGTAAAAAAAGATGGCGTCAAATTAATGCCATATATAAATAACGATTATTTATTCAAAGTATCTTTCCAAGTTGAGGATAATATACATAGTCAAAGTCAACTTATTCAAACAAAACTGTTGGAAAGATGGGAACAAATTCCAAAATCATTTCGTCATATGAATAGATTAGTATTTAGACATAGCGATTTTACAAATCCACTAGTATTTCATTTAACAATCGTTAAATCTTCTGAAAAAGATTTTAGAAATGAATACGTTTACGAAAAAAATATAAGGTCTGTTAATTTATTTGACAAACCAGAAATATACGAGATTGAAATAGAGATAGATAATGCCATTGTATCACAACAAATGCTTACTGGTGAAAAAGTAGCAGCACTAATGAGAAGGGGGATAAAACACGTTTTATGTGGTCTACAAAATACAAATTATCCTGTTCCTTATAAACAACTAAATGCTATAAAACGCGAATATCTCTCATTGGTTAGTATTGATAAAGATGTAACCCAAATAGTTTCTAAGGATTTTATTGGTCCAAGTTCAATTACACTACAAATGCATAATATTCAAGATAATTTATCTCAAACAACCCAACCAAATATAAGAAAGAATTATTCAGTTACTGATAAAGCAGATGGAGAAAGACGGCTCTTATTTATATGTCAACGAGGAAATGTATATTTAATAGACACTAATATGAATATCCTATTTACAGGATTACAAACGAAAAAGAAAAATATATATTCAACCCTAATGGACGGTGAGTTAATTATGCACGATAAATATGGGAAATTCATTAATCTATTTGCAGCATTTGATGTATATTTTATAAATAATATTGACCGCAGAGAATTTGATTTTATGTATGAACATGAATATAATGAAAAATCAACAGGTATAAAAAAGAAAACAAAAAAAAAAGATGTAAAGGAAACAGTTGGGAGGTTAACATTATTGGAAAAAGTAATTACAGTATTTAATGATGATATTACTGAACGAAATATACACATTAATTTTGAAGTGAAATCAAAGGAATTTTATTTATATGGAAATATATTTGAACATTGTAATAGCATTCTTACAAAAGCAAATGATGGATTATTTGTATATGAAACAGACGGATTAATATTTACTCCAATCGATTCAAGTATTCCTATTGAAACGAAAAAAATTACGTGGGAAAAATCATTTAAATGGAAACCCCCTGAATATAATACTATTGATTTCTTGGTTTCGATTGTAAGTGAAAGTGGAAAGGATAAGATTGAAAGTTTTTCCTCTCACACAGGCGCAATAGTTGACCATAAAAAATTATTATTGAAATGTGGATTTGACGAAGAACGCGATGGTTATATGAACCCTTTAAGAACAACACTTGATGAAGAATGGAAACATAAAAAACATGTTAAGAGAGGAAATAATTATAAACCATACCTATTTTATCCCACTTCACCATATGATGAAAAAGCACATCAACTGCATTTGCCTATCACTAACTACAGTGGTATTAAAGATATTTACACTGAAAATAATGAATTAATAGAACATAATACCATTGTGGAATTTAGATATAATTTGGATAAAGAATCTGGTAAATGTTGGGAACCATTGCGGGTAAGATACGATAAAACGTTAGAATTGAGAAATAAAGCAAAGAATTATGGGAACTCATACCAAACAGCAAATAGTAATTGGTACTCTATACATAATCCCATAACAGATTATATGATTACAACTGGGTTAAATATATCTTCCATAATACAAGAAGATGGTGTTTATTATAAGCGTATTAAAAATAGAAGTTATAGTGTTAGTATGAGGGACTTTCACAATTTATATGTAAAAAAAAGATTAATAAATGGTGTTAGTAATCCAGGCGACATGTTATTTGATATGGCGGTTGGTAAAGGTGGTGATATACCCAAATGGATAGATGCTAAATTGGGGTTTGTATTTGGTGTTGATTATTCCCAAGATAATATTGAAAACCGAATTGATGGTGCTTATTCGCGCTTTTTAAATTACAATAAACGCCAAAAAAATATTCCTGATTGTTTATTTGCACACGGTGATAGTTCGTTGGTTTACAAAGATGAAGGTACCAAAGCCGGAATATTAAATGATCAATATAAGATGATTTATAATGCTATTATGGGAAAAGGTTCTAAAGAAGAATCGCGATTAGGCAAATCAGTTTTTAAAAAATATGGAATTGGAAAAGATGGTTTTCAAATTACATCTTGCCAATTTGCATTGCATTATTTCTTCAAAGATATTACCAGTTTGGAAAATTTTATTCAAAATGTAATTGATGTAACTGAAGTTGGTGGATATTTTATTGGGACTTCGTATGATGGTAAGCGTATGTTTAAATTTTTAGAAAAAATTGTAAAGGACGATGCAATAACATTTAACTATGAAAATGGAGAAAAAATGTGGGAAGTCCATAAATTATATCCAGATGAAGATACTTTTGCAGATGATGTTGAATCATTAGGTATGCAAATTGAGATATATCAAGATACTATTGGTTCCAGTTTTAAAGAATATCTTGTTAATTTCGATTATTTCAAACTGGTTATGGAACAATATGGGTTTGTAACATTAAATACAGATGAATTAAAAGAAACAGGATTTACAAAAAGTATAGGTAGTTTTAAAGACTTATATACAAAACTTAATGGCGATTTGAAATCCGGATTATTGAATGAACGTGATATTGGAAATGCCGCAAAAATGACGGACAATGAAGAAAATGTTTCATTTATGAATAATTATTTCATATTTAAAAAAATACGTCACGAAATATCAAATGTCGCTTTACTTGGAAGTAAAATTAATAATGATGATGTAGATATTCAGTTGAAATAAATACAAATTTGTATATGTTATTATATCGTTTTTATTCGAACGTAAAACTGATATAACACAGATTGATGAATTAAAAAATAAATTGAAACAATATAAAGATAAATAAATCCAATATTATAAATCATGAGTACTGAAACAAATAGTGAAAATTGTGAAAATAAGTCGATAATCAAGATCAACTGGAGTATGTTATCCCGAAATCCGGAAGCAATCCATCTATTAGAACAATACCCAGATAGGATATGCTGGAAAATGTTATCCACAAATCCGTCACCAGCAGCAATCCGTCTACTGGCACAAAACCAAGATAAAATATGTTGGGAGGTGTTCTCCCTCAATCCCGGGGCGGTTCCTCTATTGGAAGCATACCCGGATAAAATACATTGGCCAAATTTATCCAGCAATCCATCAGAAGCAGCATTCAGACTATTGGAAAAAAACCCAGATAAAATAGATTGGTCAAATTTATCATTAAATCCGTCAACGGCAGCAATCCGTCTATTGGAACAAAACCCAGATAAAATAGATTGGTATAATTTATCCCAAAATCCTGCGGCAATTAATAGATTAGAAATGCAGGTCAGGCTGTGTTCGGGATATTTGAAGCGGCAATATAGTAGAGAAGAGTTAATGGAGATGGCGATGGAGAGAAGGCGAGCCGCTACTCGTTTGATTTTGGATGGCGAGGATTGGACTGTACAGCCCTGATTATGAACCTACTGACGGAGGAGAATGAGGAGGGGAAAGCTATGTATAATAATAATAATAATAATAAGAAATTAAGATTTTTTATTTTTGAGGTAAAAATATACAATACACAAATTACAATATAAAATTAAAACATTATTAATATTAATATTTATTTTATTATTAATAATGTATTATAATTTGCAAAAATTATCTACAATACAAAAATTACAAAATATTATTTCTACATTTTTTAAATATTGTGATAAAAACGATAGAATAGAATCTAACTTGATTTTTTATAACCAACTTGATTTAAATAACAACATAATAACTAAATTAAATAAATTAATTGATAATATAGAACATTCAACGTTTAAAGATATACAAGAAAATAAGAAGATTAAAAACGTTATTAACTATAATGAATTAAAAAAATTTTTTGGATTTTCACATAATTTAAATACGCATAATAATACATTCTATTGTATTCTTGAAATTATGAACAAATTTTTTAAAGGTTGTAAAATAACCGAAATTATTGAATTAGATTATCAAGAAAATTCAAGTAAGTTTAAAGATTGTTTATTATATTTTTATAACTATCAAGAAGATCAAATAAATACACACGATATAGACCATATTTTCAATAATAAAGATGATATGTTTAATTTGAATAAATTTATTAATGTATCGTTTTCCAAGCATAATCACTACCATATTGCACTAATTAATGCTGAACCAGTTGTATTTAACAATATTGATTATGATATGAATGAAATATTATTGATTTATATAATTTTATCTCTAAATATTATTAAGGAAGATGGGCACTGTATTATTAAATTAAATTTAAATTCTATTAGCACAACATTATATTTAGAAATTTTCTTCTTTTTATCTTCAATTTTCAAAAGTGTTACATTATGTAAACCGAAATGTGGTATTTTAAATGAAACAACTTTTTTTATAATATGTAAAAATAAAAATGTATTTATTAAAGACGAACTTATTGATGTTACAATACCTGTTTTCCAAAATATTGTTGAAAAACCTAAAAATAAATATACATCTTCATTTTTAAAATATGATATACCTTTATTTTATAAAAATAAAATTTTTGAAACATTCATAAACTTTCAAAGATACGAAATTGAAGTTTTCGACCATATGTGCAATTTATTGTTATCACCAAAACAAAACGACAAAATTATTGTGCAACTTGCAAAGCAGGAATTACGATTACAAGTTTGGATTGATGAAAATACTAACAAACATTCCTCGAATGATTTTTGTAAAACAAACATTATATCAAGTACAAATGATGTTTTATCTATTGATTTTGATACATAACATATAGACTTTTATTTGTATTTTCATATATGGATTTAAATATTTATAAAGAGTATAGATGAGAGAACAATGCAATGCTCGCAGATTAATACAAAGTCAAAGTAAATTACCTAAAAGTTATCATACTCGTTTGCAAGAGTTAAGAAAGTCACGAGAAAATCAATCACGAACGGAACAAATTAATGGTTGTTGTAACGATGTTGTTAAGAATAATAACAGTAGATATAGTGTTCAAGGTGCAGTTGAAAGTAGTTGTCATATAAATAATATTCGTTATGAAGCATCTGTGAAAATTTCCAAGGAAGACAAAGCAATACAACAAAATAAAACTTTAAATTTACAGGAAATAAATTGTAAGAGCTGTAAAAATGTCCAATCTAACAATAATCCCAATAATATTAATTTTGTTATTCCACCAACATTATAATTATTGTTTTTGTAATCTTTACGTGTATACAAAATATATATAATATATGAAATATATATATATTATATATATTTATTAAGTAATGAGTGATGGTAAAAAAACAATAAATATAAATCCAGCACTATTTCAAATGAATAAAAATAAATCACAAACAAAAAAAAATAAATTAAGGGCGCAAAATAGAAATTTCTCTGTAATTGCACCAAATAGTGTAAAGACTGATTTTATAAGAAGAGTAAAGCAACATCAACATCAAAAACAAAAGAAAAATAGTGAAAATTCGCAAGAAATTAAAGCTGGATTGTTTACAGAAGATTTCAAAAACTCGTTGGAATATATGAAAGACCTTACCCAGAAGAAAAAACAACTTAGTGAGAATAATAATGTAAATAATGAACCACTTGTCAATACATCAACAAATTCATTAAATAAATTTATGAATACAAATTTTCAATCAAATATACCTGATCAAAATAATACAATTGTTAATTCTGAAATTATTGAAATGGAATTACCGGAAACATTGTTAATACCTGGGAAACCACAACCTTTAATAAAAAATTCGGTTCCATTTGGTTGTTTAAAGAATGGAAACAAACCAACATATAGAAGTTGGGTTAAACAAACACAAAAAAATAAAGGTACAGGTATTATAAACAACACTAACGCAAATACTAATACTAATAATACTAATACTAATAATACTAATAATACTAATAATACTAATACTAATACTAATAATACTAATAATACTAATAATACTAATACTAATACTAATACTAATACTAATAATACTAATAATACTAATAATACTAATACTAATAATACTAATACTAATAATATTGAGATAATTGAGAATGATATTATACAAACTCCATTTTTACAACCCCAATCTAATATTATCAATAATGAAGAGATAAAAATACCAATTCATTTTATTACAAAAAGAACAAAACGTCGCAAATACACGTGTGGAAAATCTAAAAAATATAGAAAGATAGGTATTGTATTAAAAAGTGGCAAAATGAGAACGAAAATTCTATCTGAAAAAAGAGATTTAAAATTTAAACCATTAATTGATGTGAAAAATGAATTATGTAAAAATGGATTGTTAAAAATTGGCAGTTCAGCACCGAAACCGTTATTATATGAAATATTTGAAAATTCTACATTAACTGGTGTTGTGGTAAATAAAAATAAAGATATATTACTTCATAATTATTTGAATAATACAGAAGATATTATATAAAAATAAATTTGATCTAATTATAAATTTGATTTAATAATAAAATTGATTTAATAAATATATATATATTTAGTATATATTATACATAAAAAATGATTATACCAATTAAATGTTTCACATGCGGAAAAGTTCTTGCAGATAAATATTTGTTTTTTCTGGAAGAAGTAAGAAATGCTAAACAGAAAATTGGTATTGATGAGAATAAAGTTGAATATTTAACAAAAACAAATACAAAGAAAGCCCCCGAAGGGTTAGTTATGGATAAACTTGGATTACATAAAATGTGTTGCAGACGACATATGCTAACACACGTAGATATTGTATAAAATTAATTATATTGAAATATTTATTATTATTATATTAGTTTATAACAATAATAAAATTAATACTATATATATATTATAGTATAATATTAATTATGGAAACATTAAAAAATAGCGAAGTAGATTTAATGAATGATGAAGATAAAAAAAAAACACTGGTAAAAGAAATTTTAGATGAAAATGTTTGCTGGAATTTAATTAATAAATATTTTACAAGCGACCAATATGCTCTGGTAAAACATCATATCGATTCATATGATGATTTTTTTGATAATCGAATTAAACAAATTATTGTAGAAAATAATCCAATACAAATAAGAAAAAATTTCAATTCTAAAACAAAAACATACGATATAGAAATCAACATATATATTGGCGGTAGGGATGGAAGTAAAATATATTTAGGAAGTAAACCAGTAATTTATGATGGTGACAAATCTCATTATATGACTCCAAATGAAGCAAGATTACGCAATATGACATATTCTACAAGTATTTCATATGATGCTGATGTTGAATTTATACATAAAAATATAACTGGTGTTGATAAAGATGGAAAAGAGTTACCAAGTGAAACAAAAACAGAACTTACTATTGAAAACCGGTCATTTGGTCGTTTTCCAATTATGATCCATTCTAATAAATGTGTATTACGTGGGTTACCTAAAAATACTATTCATCAAATGGGTGAATGTTATAATGATAATGGTGGGTATTTTATTATTGATGGTAAAGAAAAGGCTATTATACCACAGGAAAAATTTGCGGATAATATGATGTATATCCGTGAATATAAAGATGATAATAGTGATTATTCTTACAGTTGTATTATGAGAACTGTATCTGAAAATGCATCAAAACCTGAAAGAACATTGAAAATACACATTGTACGCGAGAATGATAAATATACTATGGGTAATATTGTTGTTGACATTCCAAATGTTAGAAAACCAATTCCATTATTTATTGTAATGCGAGCTTTAGGTGTTTTAACAGATAAATCTATTATTGAAACTATATTGCTCGATTTAGATAAATATAAGGGGCTTCTTCCACTTTTACGTCCGTGTGTTCATGACGCGGGGTCAATTTTTACTCAGCAAGAAGCTCTCCATTTTATCAGTATATTAACAAAACGAAATAGTATCATTAACACCCACGACATATTAATGAACTATTTTTTACCTCAAATTGGTGAAGATAATTATATTACAAAGAGTTATTATTTAGGTTATATGGTTTTAGAATTACTGCTTGTATGTAAAAAAATTAAAATGCCGACAGACCGTGATAGTTTTAATTTTAAACGCGTTGAATTAACTGGAACTTTACTAAGCAAACTTTTTAAAGAATATTATTTGAAGCAAAAGCGAGATATATATTTGAAAATTGACAAAATGATTTATTATCAACATATAAAAACCGTTTCTGAAGATATTGAGAAAGACGAACAATCACAAGATACTACGCAGGATAAAGAAGTTGCGGAATTTGATAAAGATAAATTTATCACTATGTTTACTAATCACTCAAACGACTTTTTTAGCAAGAAAGTTATTGAGAAGGGTTTTAAGGACGCATTTAAAGGTAGATGGGGGGCTGAAAAACATACACGACTTGTTGGCGTTGTTCAAGATTTAAATAGATTGTCATTGAATAGTGCTTTATCGCAATTAAGAAAATTAAATCTCCCCCTCGATGCCAGCGCTAAAGTAATTGGTCCACGATTATTACACGGGTCTCAATATGGAATTATTGACCCAATTGATACGCCAGACGGTGGTAATATTGGTTTACATAAATATATGTCTATCGCAACACATATTAGTAGTCATATACACGTTGAAAAAATGATTTCATGGTTGCATAAAAATTTCAAAGAGTATATTATTGACTATCACTATGAAAAATATTCTTATATTTCTTCATTAATCAAAATATTTGTGAATGAACTATGGATAGGTAGTACGGGCAATCCATTCGAACTTGTTTCTAAATTTAAGTTGCTTCGTCGCATTGGTTGTGTACATTGGAGTGTTAGTATAGCATTCCATATTTCTAAAAATGGTATATATATTTATTGTGATGAAGGTCGATTATTACGTCCATTATTATATGTTGAAAATGATAAATTATCATTGCAATTAAATAAACAGATGTATTCAAAAATACAAGCAAATGATTTCAAATGGAATAATATTATTAGCGGAACACACGATAAAATAACAGATAAACATTTGACTTGTTTAACCGATTTTGAACCTAACGCAATGAATGAAAATGGTGAAACTATCGTTAATGAAAATGCTTTAGATTTAAGTGAATTAGAAAAAAAATATCAATCTAAAATGTCTATTATTGATTTTATTGACACAAATGAGGCGGAAGTTTCTATAATTGCTGCGTCGGAAGATAAATTAAACACTGAAACACGCGGCTTCACCAAATATAGTCATTTGGAAATTCACCCGTCATTATTATTTGGTGTTATGGGTAATCAAGTTATTTATCCTGAAAATAATCCAGCAACGCGTAGTTTATTTTTTTGCGGACAAAGTAAACAAGCTGTTTCCCTCTATCATTCAAATTATCAAAATAGATTTGATAAAACTGGCATTGTATTAAATTATGGACAAACACCATTAGTTAAAAGTAGATATCTTGAACATATTCAAAAAGATAGTCAACCATACGGAGAGAACGCTATTGTTGCTATAATGTCTTATGGTGGTTATAATGTTGAAGATGCTATTCTTGTTAATCAAGGTGCTATTGATAGGGGTCTATTTAGAACAACATATTTCTCTTCAGTTGAAGCTCGCGAAGAAAGTGCCAGTGTTCCTGAATCTAATGAAGACAGCAAAATACAACAAGTTAAAAAGGGCGATAATGTTGTTGGTAAAAAACCCAATATTGAATACCAATATTTAGATGAAAATGGAATTATTAAGGAAGGAACGAAGTTACACGATAAGATTGCTTTAATTGGTAAGGTTCTTAAAAATCCAGAAACAAAGCAATTAATTGATGCAACTATTACGCCTAAAAAGGGGCAATTGGGAACGGTTCAAAAAGTGTTTTTAAGCGAAGATGATGAGGGATTCCGTATTGCTAAAGTTAAAATTTCAGAAGAACGTATCCCCGGTATTGGAGATAAAATGGCTAGTAGATCCGGACAGAAAGGTACTATTGGATTAATTATTCCACAAGAAGATATGCCTTTTACAAAAGACGGAATTGTTCCAGACCTTATTATTAATCCACACGCAATCCCTTCTCGTATGACAATTGGACAAATTATTGAATGTATTTTAGGTAAAATTTGCACTAATATTGGTGGTTTTGGTGATTGCACTGCTTACATTAATAAAGGCGATAAAAGTCACATTTTTGGTAAAATTTTACAAGATTATGGCTATAGTAGTAGTGGAAATGAAATTCTTTACAATGGTTATACTGGGGAACAATTAAAATCAGACATTTTCATTGGACCAACCTACTATATGCGGTTGAAACATATGGTTAAGGATAAAATTAATTATCGGGCAAGAGGACCTAAACAACAATTAACACGACAAACATTACAAGGACGAGCAAATGATGGAGGATTACGTATTGGTGAAATGGAACGCGATGGCATTATTGCTCACGGTGCAAGTTGTTTCTTAAATGAATCTTTTATGGTAAGGGGAGATGAATATTATATGGTCGTTTGTAATCAAAGTGGCACAATTGCTGTTTATAACACCGAGAAAAAAGCTATGTATAGTTTACATAGTGATGGACCATTAGATTTTACAGAAGTTGCTAATAGTGATGAAAAAATGACTGTTAAAACTATTTCACATCACGGAAGAAGTTTTAGCATTGTTAGAGTTCCATATACTATGAAATTATTAATTCAAGAATTACAATCTATGAATATTCAAATGAGATTAATTACCGAAGATAATATTAATCGGTTCGACCCTATTACATTTAGTAACAATATTGGTAAATTAATTAAAGAAGAAAATGAAAATGTAAGTAAAACGGCAAATAAAACATTATTTGACATGAAAAACATTATGCACTTGGGCGCAGAAACACCACCTTCAATTAATACTAATAATGATTTAAACCAAATCGAACCACATACACCACCTAGTGACAACAATAGTGTTCAATGGCAAATACCTGATACACCGGAAAAAAATGAAGAAGACGATAATTCAAATGAAATTACGGTTAATACTGTCCCTTGGGGGCCAAATAACTCAAATTCATTAAATTTACAAGAAAATAAACCTACAGTAGTATTTCAAAATGATGACGGCACAATTGGAAAAGCAAAACTGCAAAATAAAGAAGACGTTATAAATGAAATAAATAGTGGGGCCAGTTTATTACACAAACCGGAAGAAGAGGAAAAGAAAAAGGGCAATGATGATGATGATGATAATACAGAAGCAAGTTCAAACGAAACAAAAAAAATTATTAATATTGAGTCTTAATCATATTATAGTTTTTCTCTCGTTCTCTCTGAAATGAAAATAGTAATAATATAATTAATTGTGATGCATGTGTCATATACGGGGATTATAAGGAATACCTTACATATTTTTCATTTCAGAGAGAATGAGAGAAAATTAATATTACCCTTTTAACCTTGATTATTGATATTACATTTGCAGAATTCGCCGAATATATTTCAAAATATTTTATAAATCAAATAAATTTATAAAATATATGTATCTTACCTAATTACCTTTTTTTACTTCTGTTACCTTTTCTTACTCTTTTCTTACTTTTTCTCCTTCCTTTTTTTCTCCTTCCGCCCTCCTTATTTTCTTCTTTTTCTTCTTTTTCTTCTTTTTCTTTTAATTTTTTTTTTATTACTTTTAGTTTTTTT